CTCTAAAAATGAATAATGAGTTCTTGAAAGGACAATGGACTTCTAATGGACAAGGAACTGAAATATGGTTCAATGTTTCAGATAACAATCAATTAACAATAATAGAAGTTTCCTCTTACACAGGTGACCCTTTGACTATTTTAGAGCATAAGCTAGTGGGTAATGAGTTTTACATAAAAACTTTATTTGAGAAACTGAAATTTGAATCGACCTCAAAATTTACTATTATAAATAAAAACACTATGGCTTTAGATGTTATAAGTGACTATCCAGGAGTATTAATATATAAAAGAGTGGGTAAATAATATCTAATTAATTCACAACATCAGAATTATATAAACAAACAATAAAATGATTGATATAAAAATTACACATTTAAAAAGTAATTCTCAGAAACTTGAAACTTGGATTGCTATGATTAATGGTGAGATAGTTGGACATATTTATATGGAAAGAGAAGAAAATAAAAAAATTAAATTTTTAGATGCTTGGGTGCACGAAGACCATAGACGTAAAGGGGTTTATCGTATGTTGTGGGAGTCTAGATGGGAATATGTTAAAACAAAGTATCCTAATTGGTTAATATACGCTTGGTGTAAGCCATCATCACTACCTTTATTATTAGAGAAAGGATTTATAACTGGTGAAACTTGCACTTACGTTGAAAAAATGGTTGACACCATAAACAAAATTTAAATTATCACGTATCTAAATGAGGTAAGATTTGAGTCCGAATCATTAGATGGGTGTGTTAAATCCAAAATTGAGGAATGAGTTTTTAATAAAATGTCATATATAACTGAATTATTTTTGTAGCTAGTCTAACAATAGCTCTATTAACATCATCCAAATTAATTTCCATACCTTTTGATTCCATCCATTTTAAAGTACCCTGAATCATTATGTCTTTAGCTTCTTCAGCGCTATCTAACATGTCTTGGAAATTTTCATTGTCTTCATTATTTTCACCATAATATCGGTCAATCCATTTTTTACCAGAATATAAGAACGGTCCTGATTGAAACATATTCACAGGACTGGCCTTTTGAACTTTCTTAAGGTATTCTCTTAAAAATTTCCAATCAAAATTTTCAAATATATCAGGATTTTTAGTGGCAAAATCAAATCTATTGTCACCGGTTTGTTCATCAATTTGTTTTGATTGTATTTTTTTCCATGCGTCAGTTGCACTAATCAACGATAACTTACTTCCGTTTTCCCAATTAACACTAATAATTAATGAGTCATCATCTGACTCAAATGGGTCTTTTTGAACTTTAGTTACAACACCGTTAGTTCCCGGGGGAACGCTTGTTTCATGTTCCATATGGAAACATACTATTTTATCACCAACATTTAGTGGTGCATTTAATGGTCCTTTCATACTTATAAATATAATCAATATATTTATTATTATGGAATTTTTAATCACAGAATCACAGTTAAAGACAATTTTAACAGAACAAGACAAATCTAAAATGACTGACTACATGAAAGAATTATATTCTTTCACTGAAAATATAGTTAATCGTGTTAAATCAATATATGGATTAAACCTTAAGATGTTGTTAACTTGGGGAACTTCCGTTGGTGGTCTTATGATTCCGTTAGACGAATTTATTAAGACCGGTGATTTTAATTTAAACGATGAACAAACTATTTTAATCCTTGCCGCTGCGGCGTCATTACTTTTTTTTGAAAATAAAAGGGGGGTTGCTAAATTAATTGAAAAAATAAGAGAAGAGGGTATTTTACCTCAATTTGAACAAATTTTATCTAAAGGACAAGAATTAAAATCGGTATTTGTCGATTTTTTAAATTCGGTTAATATAACAATTGGGTCGCTTATGGAAGTTGCCGCGTATAGTTTTTTAATTCCAATTATCTTTGATATATCAGCAATTGCCGAATCTTCAACAAATTTAAGACAAAGTGCATTACAAATTGTGGAGAGATTATTAGCTTCAGGTGTTATTGGTCTAAGTGGTCAATCATTAACAGTAGCAATTAGAAAAATACTAAAAAAACTGAAATAAATTATTTTTCAGAAAGTATTTTTTGAATAACCCTTTCTTTTTGTTCAGGAGTTAATCCATGTTTGTGAGGATTTTTTTCAAACCAATTTCTAACCAATGTTTCAAAATCTAATTTTGTTGTTTTAGATTTTTTGCTGAAACCTGCTCTTTGTGCCTCTAACTCATGTTGTTGTGTATAATATTTCTCAGAGTCTTCTTCTTCTTCCTCAGGAGATTCATAACCCTCATCATGTTGTCTAACATGTTCTAATTCATGACGAATAACCTCATTTAATTCGTGAGTTAATTCCTCTAAAATAGAATTTCCTGCGTTTGGATTTGATGTAACCATAATAATTAAATCATCATCATCGTATCTCAATTCTGCATCTACATCCACAGTATCTACATCATCACTTAATTCCAAGATTAATTTAATAACAAACCCATCAAATCCGGGATAAGTATAAACCATCTTATCAACACTCATATCTTCGGGTAAAGTAAATTCACCTTCTCTTTGATATTTAAAAAAATGTATAATATCTTTTACTAGTAATCTAGTTAGTTTATCTAATTTCCCTTCCATAATTAAACTTTCATTTATGTTTTTACTAGTTTCATTAATCACTTTTGTACAAATCACGGGATTTTCAATACCCCAATATAATAAAAATTTTTGTAATTGTTCACTCACTCGATTATTCAAGATATAAAAAGTCATGTTTTGATTATCCAATTCAAGTTCATTGTGACCTCCCATTAACAAACCTGCAAGGGTATTCAACATCGGACTGGAAGGCTGGATATATGTCGTATAGGTAATATATGTTATTTTATCACCCGCACGATACATCTCTTTGGTTCCTGTAAGTTTGACTTTCACAACTGCATACATATCTCGAGGTGCAACTTCCCCGACTGGGTCTTCAACCGTGAATGTATGTTCAGATAAAAATTTATTAAGTCTCTCTATTGGTAAATCTAATTCTTCCATTATTCATAAATACTATCGAAATGGAATTACAACTCCAACACCATACCTAAACCCTTCCATGTAATTAACACCTATTGTAAAATCAAACCCTTTCTCAGTTTTAGTTATAATTCTTAATGGGTAGATTTTAACCCAAACATCCGGAGCGTATTCAATTTTATCAACATAGGTTTTAAGAAATACTCCCCCCATTAAACTTACTTTATGGTTAGTCAAACTAATTCCAATTCGATTTAAAATAGAGATTGGTGTAGTATAAATGTAGGGTTGAGGTAAACTCGTGGTCACATATCCTCCAACATAATAACCAATTGGGGAATAATTGCTGTTATAAGTTCCTACTACTGTGTTTTGGTCCGGAACATACATTAAGTCCGCATCCTGAGAAATCCCCATAAATGGAATCAATAAAAATAAAAGTGAGGTTATTGTTTTCATAATGCAAATATATTACATTTATTTATACAAAAAAAATTAAAATGTTAAAAATCACATTCGAATTTGACCTATTTAAATAAAAAAATTATCATTTATCAAAACAAAATAACCTATGTCAAAAATAACAGAAATTAAAAAACAGTATCCCGAGTTAAACATTTCAATAATCGATTTGTTTTCAAAATTTGATGGGACAAAGACAAATAAATATTTACCATTACTTTGTAAATTATTCTCTTATCGATTTCAACCCAAAAAAATGTGGGGAGAAAACGATAGTATTACCGAAATGAATCATATTAAAGATAGACTAATTAACGATTACGGGTTCAACACCGAAGGAATGTCTGATAATGAAATGTATTCATATTATGTTTTTATGGACCACTTTAATACTGACGATGTTCGAGATATCATTTCTTTCCGTAAATTCAATGAAAGAGGGTTAATATCAAATAATGATGTTACAACATATCAAACATTTGAGGAAGTTAGAACCTCAGTGGGTTTAGCTGCATTAAAAGATGATGAAAAAATAATGAAGTCTCAAGTTGTTAAAGAATATGAAGACGATGTTTGGTTATCATTGAGACCGTTAACATTTGGTTCATCTTCAAAATATGGTGCTGGAACTAAATGGTGTACAACCTACCAAAACGATAAACAATACTTTGAAAGATATTGGAGAAGAGGTATTTTAGTTTATTTTATTAATAAAATTACCGGATTAAAATTTGCAGTATTCAAATCCCTTGATAATGAAAAAGAATTGAGCTTTTGGAACGCAGCTGATAGTAGAGTTGATTTCTTAGAATTAGATATTGACGATTATATGATTTCAATCGTTAAAAATATATTAAAATCTAATAAGACTAATAAAGATTTATGTTCGGTTAGAATCCAAATACAAGTGGAGATAGAATGTAATCGTTCGATGTCTAAATCGTTGACGAGGGAGAGAATAGAAATGCCATTACAACCAATGGAAGAAGAAATACCACAAATAGATTTTCAAATGGAAGAAAGAACATTTGAATCCAGAGTTATTCAATTAAGACCTCGAGTTAGAGAAATTGATTATGAAGAAAATTTTCCAGAATAAAAAAAAAATACCTCGTAATTGAGGTATTTTTTTTATAATTCAAGTTGTTTTGAGTATCGTTCAACATTACAAAACCAATAACTTGAGGTTGTTTTATCTTTCTTTTTATCACATTTATCTCGGCTTTCAATCTTCAATTTAGGGTTATTAAATGTGATTTTTTTAATACCTTCATTTAGTGTTTTAACATAGACTGCAAATTTCTTAGGACCTACAGGTGTTTTTTTAGATTTATTCAACTCAACTTTTTTTCCTCTGTACATTGATTCTTGCAAAATATCTTCTTCAGTCTCAGTCTCGTAAACATAAGGGGCATCCAAATAAACATACTCTTTACCTATCTTAACTTTAATACCTAAGTCAGACTCAACCATCATTTTATCTTCTTTATTAAGGTCTATTTTACCCTCATTCCATAATTTTCTAACCTCATTAATTAAATCAAAATATTTTTGAGAATAAGTATTAAAAACATTGTTAGTTAATGACATTTTTTCTGTGATATGATAGGATAATGATTCAGAGATTATGGCATCCTTCTTCAAAACCAAAGTTTTGTCCAAATGAGACTCTAATGTCTCTTTTATTATTTCTCTTAAATTACTCATACATTCTATTTTAAAATAAATACCTCCATAAAAACTAATATTCACACATCATTAAAAACTAATAAACCAACGAGAAATCAAGTTGTGTGTGCGTCCATAATTAAAATAAAATAAACACTTAATCTGTTTATTTTTTTATGATATTTATTAGTAACCAAGTCTATTAAATCTAACAAATAAAATAATTATGAAAAACCTATCAAAAGAAGAATTATTAAGTCGTCTTGAGGCAATTAACAGAAGTAATGCCATTATTTATTTTGATTTATCGGGAATTATATTAGGCGTTAATGATATTTTTTTGGTTGCAATGGGGTATGGAATCGGTAATCACGATGAACTTATAGGTAAGCACCATAGTACCTTTGTATGTGAAGAGTACGCAAAGTCGTTGGAATATGAAAAATTTTGGGATATACTAAGAAGTGGTAAATTTTATCAAGGGGAATTTGAGAGAAGAAAAAAAGATAGAAGTATTATTAATCTTCAAGCAACTTATAACCCTATTTTTGACGATAGTGGTAAGATTACTAAAATAATGAAAATAGCTACTGACATTACATCAATTGTTGATAGTAAGAAACAAATAGATGCGATTAACCGAAGTACCGCTCTTATTAATTTTAATACAGATGGGTTTATATTAGATGTAAATTCTATATTTTTAGAAACTATGGGGTATAAATCCAATGAAAAAAATAATCTGATTGGAAAACATCATAGTATTTTTGTGAGTTATGAATATTCAAAGTCTGATGAATATACTAAATTTTGGGAAAATTTAAGAAAGGGTAAGTTTTTTGATGGAATATTTGAGAGAAGAAAAGTAGATGGGTCTATTGTTTATTTACAAGCCTCTTACAATCCTGTGTTTGACAGTAAAGGGAATATTACTGAAGTAGTTAAAATTGCAACAGATATTACTGAGTCAGTAAATAATAAGAAAAAAATAGATGAACTTACGACTAATTTGACAATTGAGTTGGAAAACTCTCAAAAACTTAAACACTCAATCGAATTAGAAAAAAATGCTGCTTTGAATGATTTAGATGTGGTATTAAAAAAGAGTCAAAATGAGTTAATAAAAATAATTGTTAAATGTGCGTTGGGTGTTATAGTCGGTGTTGGGATTGTAACAACTATGTTATATTGGGTTGCCATTATAACAAATCAAGACACACAAATTATTGGGTCAACTTGGAGTAATATGTTTAGTGTATTATTAACTAACGCATTTTCTATAGTTGGTACAATTATGGGGATAAAATACGCCACACAGGATGGTAGTAATAAAACTCTCAAGTAATTAAAATTTACCACAAATAACTAAAATTCACAAGTCCCAAAAAATAAATGATTTGGGATTTTTTTTTTATGATATTTATTATAAAAATAAACTATTGTAAAATTAAAAATTATGTTATTAAAAGTAGGTTCAAAAGGTGACGATGTAAAAAAACTACAGACAAAATTAGGAACGGCCTCCGATGGTGCTTTTGGTCCGGGGACTGAAAAATTGGTTAAAGAATGGCAAACTAAAAATGGATTAACCGCTGACGGAATCGTTGGTGATGGAACTTGGAAAAAAATGTTTCCGGGTGAAGTAATTAAAGAAGATGTTATAATTCCATCAGGTGGTCCATTCAAATTAGAAAAATTAAAAGGACATATTCCTGAATCGGTAATTACTCAGATTCCGGATACCGCAAAAAAATTCAACATTACTAACCCATTAAGATTGGCTCACTTCTTGGCTCAGTGTGGTCACGAATCAGGTGGATTCAAAGCTGTATCAGAAAATGTTAATTATTCTGCGGATGGTCTTAAAAAAATATTCCCAAAATACTTTCCCGGTAACTTATCGGAATCTTACGCAAGAAACCCTGAAAAAATTGCATCAAAAGTATATGGTGGCAGAATGGGTAATGGAGATGAATCAACAAAAGAAGGATTCAAATTTAGAGGTCGTGGGTATATCCAATTAACTGGTAAAGACAACTATAAAAACTTCACTAAATTCATTGGAGAAGATTGTATAGGTAATCCTGATTTAGTTGCAACAAAATATCCATTAGCGTCCGCAGCGTTCTTTTTTGACTCAAATAAATTATGGTCTATTTGTGATAAAGGTGCGGATGATGCTACGGTAACTGCGGTAACTAAAAGAGTAAATGGGGGAACTATCGGTTTACCTGATAGAATAAAACACTTCAAAGAATATTATAATCTTTTAAAATAATTCTTTTGAATCTAATATTAAAATACTTATTTTTACAAAAAAATAAAATGGGAGTTTCAATTAACATGAAATCCGCTCTTAACGATTATAAATGGGTCGTTAGAATTCTAAATTCTTCGGAAACAAAGGAACATTTAGAATGCACGGAAAAATGTTTTAATCTTTGGGACAATAAATATTTATCATCGGAAATTACTGTTCTTGAAAAACGATTTTTAAGAAGATTAAGAAATTCTTTTTGGAGTTCTTATCATCAAAAAAGAATTTTCATCATATTCAAAAAAAAGTTGATTTCCGTAGTAAAGAACTGAACTTTTTTAAAAATTTAATGTATTTATTTATTACACACCACTCCTCGGAGTGTCCTCATATATTTTTTTCCAAAAGACCCGGTAATTTATTTGTCGGGTCTTATTTTTTTTACTATCTTTGTAAAAAATATTAACTATGGAGCCAGAAAAAGACATATTCGACGAATGGTCGGACAAAAGAAAAAAAGAATCGTGGATTATGAGAAAACTACGTTTTATTCCGGCATGGTGGAACCACGATGGTAGATATTACCACAAATACTTCAAAATGGGTGTGAAAAACCTAATTTATTGGTTACCAATCATATGGAAAGACCGAAATTGGGATAGTCATTACATCTTTGATATAATGAAACATAAATTATCGGGACAAGCTGATTATATTGGACGTAGAGATTTACATACACGTGCTCAGGAAGATGCAAAAAGAATGAAGCTGTGTGTAAAATTGATGGGTTTGGTTCAAGAGGAGTTTTATTCTTCTGAATACTCCGATTTTCATAAAACCAAACATTGGTTTGAACCTGTTCCGGGTGACGAAAGATTATCTTCTTGGGAATCAAGAACATTAGAAGAAAATTTTG